CCCGGGCCACCGCCGGCGGCAACCCCACCCTGGATCCATGGAGGGGCAATCAATGTAGTAATTATGTTTTCTTTTCTTAACTTGCGGGCCACCTTGTGATCACCAGTACGAATCTGCTTCCAAGAAGGATATCCATAGGGGCCATTGCGGTTATTTAAGAGAATATTGAGACCATCGACACTATTGGGGCTGAAGCGTACTAGCTCCATCCCGGTTCCTGTTCCGTTAGTGTCGGCTGGCGGGCTCGCTGCGCGATTTGGGATAACGCTTGGGGTATCGCCACGATACCCCATACGATACCATGCTTTTAATTCCGTCAGGTCTGGGCCGCCGGCGCCTATATTTGAGGGGCGGCCGCCATTATATAATGCTAGGACTTCAGCAGCACTCAGGTCATCAGACCAAACCGCTACATCCGCTATATAGCCCTCGAAGAAGTCGGAGGGACTCGTCCAGTACTTTGACCCAATAGAGAGTTGGCCGGTACCGAAGGTGCTGGGGCTACCCGATGTATCCCTGCTCGACGTCTCGTCAATGCCATTAAGATATACTGTGCCTGTTTTAGTGCCCCCCTCATTACTGCCCCCATCAAAAGTTACAACCATGTGATACCACTTGTTGGCTTCGAGAACTGTCGTGCCATAGGCATTGAGCCCCGAGCCGTTGTTGAACCGCGCGCCAACAGCATTGCCGACGCCAGCCTCAATAAACCGGGCTGTGCTAAGCCCAACTACAAAGCCATAGTTGGGGCCAGTAGGACATATCCACGCGGAGATACTGAACGGAAGAGCATCATTACCACTTTCGCCGATTTGCGAATTCCACGCAGTACTGTCCCCGCAGAGGACGTGTGTAGTGCTCCCATCAAACTTGCCAGAATATGACCAGTCCTCAGCATCAAGGGCAGAATCAGCAGGAGCATATAAAAGACGAGCCTCTGTATCAACGCTATCTATAACAAATGGTCCGCCATAGCCAGCAAAATTACTGGCGGTTTGTCCGCCATAATAAGAATACAATGTTCCTGATGTCAACATATCGAGGCTCGAAGCACTCACACAAGTTGGTTTCTCAAGTCCATATATCACATGATTCTCGGCCAAAGAAGCAGTCACCCAAGAATATTGCTGTGTGGATCTCGGGATCGCATGTTGAACGTAATAGTTGTCATAAGTTGGGAGATAATCCCAGAATAATAGGGAACCAGAAGGACGCCCGAGGCTCAGGTCGGTCGCAGCTACACTATTAAAAGTGTTATCATTATTAACGCGTGCTGTGGGGGCTTGATTAATAATCGAGGTGGGAGTGTCTCCATATTCTGGATCGAACCGATACCATGCAATCAATCCATTAGCAACCCACGGCTCCCTCTGTCCATCTCGATAAACGTTCGTTCCAATATTGTCAAAAGGTTCTCCCGCATGATATAGTTCTAATATCTCCCCAAGCCCCAGTGCGCGGTTCCAAACCCCAAATTGTGCCATCTGGCCATCAAGAGAATAAATTGTGGTGCCGCCATAGTAGAAGCCAAGCTGGAGGGGGTACGTGGCGGTTGCAGCGTGAGTCTTGTAGCTGTTGGAGGCGCGCCGAGTTCCATCTACATAAATCGCCAGGAAATTGGTACCACCGACCTCCCTGCCGCCGTCATATGTAACAACGATATGATACCAACGATCGTCGGAGATGGTCACCGACCCTCCCAGCGAGCCATAGGGTTGGACGTATAGAGTACCCCCGATGACGTATGCCGCGCGCTTAAGCGCCCCTATGTTCCAAAGAAAGGTACCGGAGCTGTCCGAGTCGTTTATATTGAACCACGCCGAAATAGTATAAGGCTTGGCCAGGTCCTGACCAACTCCTCCTATCGCAGTCTCCCAGGCGGCCGCGGTACCAAATTGAAGCTGAAAGTCGACGGGCGCTCCGGGCGCGCCGACTGCACTTCCAGTAACCTGCGTGGGCCTCACAGAGGCATTTCGATTGGTCTTGTGCCAAGAAGGTGTTACTGAGTATCCCAGCTCCCCGTCTGCGCGGGTGCTAGTAGGTGTTACAGAGCCGTAGGCAGCGTCTGTACCAAAGGGCCCGCAGTGGAGGGTAGAGCGCTGGTCAAGGCCGCGGTTCTTGCTAATTTGGTCAACAACCACAATGGTTTCTGTGGGATCAACAGACGCCGAATTCGAAAATCCATAATTTATAACGTCACGATTTCGGTAGGGGAGAGCATTATAAACCGAGAGCTCTTCGTGCGCCGGATCCATATAACCTCGTGACTGGATCTCATAGCCACCGGGGGAGCCGAAGCGATTAACAATGATGGATTTGTTAGAGTTTGTGCCGGTTCTGTTAGGCAATTCATAATCCAAATCTCCGCCGGGATTTTGAGTATAAGAGCCGTACCCACCAAAAGGAGGGGAGTCGCTTATGATTGTGGGACTATTGGCCGGGTCGCCGTTCCATTTTTTGACGTTATAAGCTTGATCAGGAAGTGTATCGGCACCGCTAGCGTCACCGTCGTCGTCCGGGCCAGCACCAAGCGGCAGCCACGACAACAGCTGATCTGGGACTGTCATTGCAGGATTGACCCTAAACCCTCCTCCGTATAGACTTTTAACCTCTGCCGCCGTTAGTTCGCGGGCCCAAACGGCGGTGTCGCAGATGGCACCTTTATAACTATTGCTCGATCCCTGGCCGCCAATGAACGGGTTTCCGCTCGTTAAATCCATGGGGTCCTCGACCGGAGTCACGTAGGCATTATCGAGCGTTCCATTGATATATAAATTCTGCGCGCCGGTGTTCCCCCCCGCAAAAGTAGCCACCACATGGTACCACGTTCCTGCCGTCATTCCATCTGCTGTGCTTCGGACGACGCCAATTGTTGTATTTGCATTGATCCTCCACTCCATCCGAAAAGTCGTGAAAGAACCATCACTGTCCCAAATTTGAATGTTGCGCTCCTGGCTGGAGCCGAAGCGTATCAATTGTGGCCACGCGTCGCCTCCGGTAGCGGCCTTCATCCAAAATGAAAAACTTACAGGGAGGGCACCGGCCCCAGAGCCACCGATATAAGTATCCCATGGGGTTATAGAAGTTGTACCCCAATAGACCACTTGATTCGACCCATCAAAATATAATGACTTACGTGGTAAAGAAGTGAGTGGAGGGCGCCCTCTAGTGGCCAACGTCTCGGGATACAATGCAAAATCAAACGACTGATCGTTGAAAAATGGATCATTCTTTTCGCGTGCTGAAGACTGAACAACCTGATAGTTCTTCTGATAATTCCCCAAAATCGTAGAGAAAGCCGTAGAGCCGGTTTTCATCTGAATATTTCTAATATTTACTGGGCGCTTTGTTCCAACATTACGCAATCGATTGGCGGTTGGGATGTCTTTATTATATCCCACTGCAACAGTTTTATCATAGTTTGGAGAGACCAGAGCAAAAGCATTTGAAAATTCGCCGCCAGCCGAAGAAGAAACACCATTAAACAGAAGTTTCCAACCTTCGGCTCTATTTGTGGCGGTATCAGTCCCCATATTAAGCTGTATATGACGATTCTGTCGACCGCCGACATATTGCTCCGGAAACGGACCCTGTAAAGGTATGTCATTATCATACACTAAATCGTGATGGAGATTTGTGATCACCACACCAGTAGCATAATTCTCCACAAGTTGCTTGTTTTGTCCCGTGGTTACCGAAGATGAGTAAATACTAAATGGAGCCAACAAATTGCCGTCGTTTCTGTCTTTATTATCATTGCTTCTGTTAACATCGGGATCGACAACAAATCCAAGTCTCTGGCGCATTGCTGGGTGATAAACGTCAGTTGTATTCATCAATAATTCGATACCGGAGCCACTAGCCAGCATTATATTTGTTGGAGCACTCGTGCCCTCTGCCAGTGGACCAAAGGGCCTTGTGGCATCATAAACATAGCCCACCTTTTTATTTAGATTAAACCCAACACCGCCGAAAGTTGCGACTCCATCCCAAGTAAATTTAACAGGACTGATCTGTGCCCGGCTATTGGCCGCTCTAATAGAATTTAAATAAAGCTGCTTAGTATTATTGATGGCACCGATGCTCTGGGATAGCGCCGGCGCCCATCTTTCAACCTGATCTTGCCACCAAAGACTGTTCTTATTTTGTGTATTTCCGAGGTATGTGCTGTAAGGAGATACAAAAGACGGCGACTTAGCCTCAATATCTGCAGCGGAGTCAAAATTGGTTGGAGTTCCGTCTCTGCCGCCGACCTGATCGTACATCGTGCCATTATAGGTATCACGAGGGTCGCCACCAAGTTTCCACCACGACAATAAATTCCCCTGGCAACTGGTGGTGGTTAATTTTATCCTTTCGCCGCTAGCATAAATTTCCGTCACTTCGGCACTGGACAACTCCTTATCCCACACAGCAACATCGCACATATTGCCGGCAAAATTGTTGTTGGCCGAGCCATAGCACCCAATAGCAGAGTTTGCTCCCGTAATGGTATCTGGAGCCGCGGTGTTCTCGGCGGTAGAATCATCGGCTCCGTTAAGATATATTTTAAAATCCCCAGCGGAATGGGAGCCGCCGGCATATGTAACAACAATATGATACCATGTATCAGCCGCTAGTGCTGTTGTGGATTGGACTCTTGATGTCGCGCCGGTATTGTTTGCCGCTTTCAGCTTGGAGTGGGCCCCAAGAGCGCTATAGTTAATCATGAGCGACCGGTCGGCATTCCCGAAAGAAATCAAACGAGGATAAGTATCATCCATGGCACTTGGATTTACCCAGAGGGAATAACTATAAGCCTTGGCAGCGGCCCCGGAGCCACCAATAAGCGCTTCCCATGTAGCACCAGAGTCGCTATCGATCCGCACATACTGATCATCCCCGTCAAATAGCAACGAATCACCGCGAGGGAGTTCTGTAACAGTTCCAATTGGTGCGGACTGCCAACTCCAACGCGTTAACTTACGCGTCTGAGAAGTACCAATTTGCCTCCTTGTGGTAGCGTTGGCAGAATAAAAGCCAGTACCGGTCGGATCATCTTCGGGAGATGTAGCATCATCTGCAGTATCCCAGTTACCGCGCGCTGAGCCCTCCGGGTCTCGTCCCTGCTTCTTAACATTCTGAAACTTATGCTGATACTTGCTTCTTTCGAGCATGTGACTTTCAATAACTGTTCTCACATTTTCTGCAAAATCAGCCGATGCAGGAACAAGCTGTTGCAGCATTACTGTTAAGGAAGAATCAAACCATTTGTAAAATTCATAAAACTTCTCAAAGTCAATCTCATTGTTACTAACTCTTTGAAAAAATCGATGTCTTAGTTTCTTCAGCCCCTTGTATTCTGGGCGATAACGATTAACTGGCTCTCCAATAAGGGTGTTAATGTCCTTAAGGGTTGCAAAATAATTGATCATCTCTGTCGAGACAGCCTGCGCCATGCTCTTTTCGAAAGCAAAGAAGTAATTTATTGGCCGAGAATCCCTGGTAAATACGTTTTGCTCTTGAGCACCAAGTATGGTAACCATCTCGCTTGATTGGATATTTTCTGGCAATTGCAGCTTTGAAGAAACAAGAAAATCTTTATCGACCGCCTGAATAGAGGAAGTCGCAAAACCGGCGCCCTTTGCGGTATACTGTTTGGCCACAAGCGGCCCGATCCATCCATGAGATGTGGCAGCAGTGGCAGAGCCAGAAGACTGATCGGCAACAGTAAACTCGCCCGCAACGTTCGATCCAGTATTTTCAGAGAATTCCCAATTTAATGCAAGAGTATCCATCTTTAAAAGTTCCAGCGAACCACTTGCTCTCGGGTTAAACGGAAAAGCATAAAAATGGGGTTTCAGAGATCCATAATTCTGTGTATCGTATGCGTGTCCCCTAAGTGTTGCGTCCTCTAAGTAATCATACCAATATCTACAAGCATTAACTTTAACGTCACTGCGCTGCAACAAAGTTCCAGAGAAGTTTGTCCTATGAGCACCGATATAGACTCTCTTGCTGCCTGTTACAAACCCGGCATGCGGAGTGGCGATCGTGCCACTTACAGTAAATTCATTACGTATATCGCCGCTATCAATTTGGATGCCATGGAGTTCTACAACATAATTATCGATAAACCCCGTGGCGCGGGAACGGGTACTTTGATAAGCTTGGGGCCTAATCCTAACCGCCAAGTTCCAGTGTGTGTTTTCATAAACATCTTCAAACAAATTTGACTCAAGCGCGGGAACAAAGCCTCCTGCAGTCCCGGTCAATACAAATCGAACATTATCCGAAGTTATTTCATCTCGTACGGCATATACCTGGAAGTTTGATCGATCATTGGGATCCCAAGCCGTATCTGTTTCTGACGGCGCGGCGCCGTGGAGACCGAACAAAGATGCGCTTACAACATTAGTATCAACATAAAAGGAGGCAGCCTCATCTGCCTTTTGAGGGAACAATATATCGGCTTCAAAAGTTTGTGCATAGCCGCCCGTTAAGCGAGTCTGAGCAGGGAAATAACCAGCTGTATCTGTTGTATCTCCGGGATTCTGAAACTGGAATACAGTCGCGCTTGTATTGTCTAGTGTATTAAAATTAACAAATCTATCTGCTACTACCACATTACGACGATTATCTTTTATTTCATATTCGATATTATCGGCATACATGTTTAACTTTACTAGATCATCGTCAATTCCGAAACACCTCAGTAAGTTTCTGAAAGATTTTTCAGTGCCCTTTGTCTTGTAGATATAAATTAAATTGTTGTAAATATTCTGATATATTGCATTCTTTACTTCTTCAAGGGGTTTCTCATATACTCTGTTTTCGCTTCTATCGGCCAACTTTTCTAACACATCCGCATCAATGAAAATATTGGGTGACACCATTCCGGCAGACGACACGAGCCTTTCAGCGAATGGCAATGGCTTGTTACTACCCGTATTGTAGGTTATATCCTTGATATCCGTCAGAGATTTAATTTGGATCTGTAAGGTATCAAAATAACTAGACATTATCTGAGTCAGATATTTTAAATTCTTTTGCCCCTCGGCATCCTCCTCGGAGATCCAGCTAGGCATAAGATTATACATAGATGCATTGTTATTTACATCATAATTCGAGCCCGTTAACTGCAATCTTTTGGCGAGAGTGGTAACCTCGGGATGGAATGGATAAATAATTGGATCTTTAAACTCTTTTATTGCCGCGGCTGATTCAACGATGGCCGAATTTGTATTTCTCGAATTTGTGGTGTATCCTGTCCACGCACCATTGGAGAGGCGCCCGGAATAATCAAGCACCACGGAATCAGTTGCCTCGGCTCCCGTGATCCCCTCATTGAACTTAAAGTAAACGCCCAAGTTTGTATTGGCTTCTTCGGTTGTCTCTACAAAAGGAGTCGGATCTGTGTTAACGCCGCCGCCTACTTGAGTAAACCAATGGCGCCCGATCTGTTGGCCTGTTCTTTCTGTCTTCCAATATCTAAATTCATCTAGGGAGCCAGAAAGCTTACCGGCGGTGGCAGAAGCTGCGGATCCGCTGGGGGGCTCTATTAGCGCTCCGATATATGCTCTAAGTCCCGAGCTGGGGAGTTCATTAAGCGGCCATGGCGAGGCCCATCCATCTGGTCCAACGGTAGCTATCGTTGTCTCGTTGCTGAGAGTTCCATCAACATAGAATTTAGAGAGAGTGCCAGCAGAAGCAGACCTAAAAGTAAATGCATAGTGATGCCAGTTACCATCTGCAACAGAAGATGTAGTAACGGTGCTGGGCGCCACGGAAGCGCTAGCAAACCCGCTAGTTCCCGACATCATAGTAATCAGAAAGGGATCGGCGCCGGCGTCGGCGGTGGCGGCATCGCTGCCAGATAGCTCAATCCTAAAGCGCCCATACGAAACTGACGAGGAGTCTTCGCCGTTCCAAAGATCGAAAATAACTTCTTTATTGGTGATGGTGGGGGACGAGTCGGGTAGTCCTGCGCCGCCGCTGAAGTTCGGAGTGTGGGCCCAATAGAGAGTTTCTGTTACAACAGTATTTCCGGCGGTGCCTTTGATAGCTTGTGTTAAATACAGAGTGCCGGCGGCTTGGGTCACTAATATTTTTCCATTATGGCCCGCGGAGGCCTCGATGCAATCCTTTAAAGACGTCGCTTTTACAGTAAGATCAGTACCGGAAGCATCAAATTCATTTGCTGATGTGTTTTCGCTTGCGGCGCCAGTATACGTTATGGTGGTGCCGTCCGTTGAAATAAGGGTGATAATTTGGCCTTCTCCGGGGCCGGCATCGCCGTACATCTCTATCCACGTCGAGGCCACGTCGCCGCCCCCGGTCGACAAGAACGCATCTTTTTTTAACCAAAATTCAACAGACACCCCTTCATCCTGCAAATCACATTTTAAGTTATTTTCACGATTTTTGGTTGTTTCATAAACGTTTGACCCAGTAAATTGGGAAGCATAAGAGAGTGTCGTGTCAAGACTTGGGTGGGGACCACCTTTAAAATAAATGTATTCCGGCTGCGATGAAAGGCCGTAACCGTCAGTTATCGTAGAAGTCCCATAACCATCTGCTGTTAGAACAACATATCCATTGGTGCGAGGATATGATTTATTAAATATATGGAGATCTAAATAGGTTGATTCATTTTCCCACTTAGCTCTTTCTCTTAAAGAACCATCATATGGATAGTCTTCATATATTCTTTTTAAGCTTTGGTCGTAATACTCTTCCGCCGATCCATAATGAGCAAAATTATCCGGGTACTCATAATCAACCCTAGGGATAAATCTCTCTTCACGAATTATGTCTTCTTGGTGGTACCCAACAGACTCAACTTCGTTGCCTATGTCGGCAGCGGATTTGTTGGCTAACGCCTGAATAGACTTTGCTTTATCAAAGTAATCTTTAAATGCCATATCCTAATTATCATTCAACTCTAAATTTAAACGTTTGTGGTTGTTCTTGCCAGTCGCCTATACTATCATTATAATAAGATAATTTTATCTCATACATATATCCCGCCTCCAGCAGCGACATATCCACATCAAAATAATTACCTTCTCTATCATAAGACAGATAAGTACTATAATTGGAACCAGTCCCATAAGCAATGGCAGTATAATTATCCCTTACACGTTGGATAGAATAAGAAGCGCTAGTTATTATCTCCGTTGGGTTATTCAGTTTTGCTTTACTATAAATTGTTGGAGTCCAGTTTCTATTGCGAACAAAAAATCTAAATCTTGTCTTGTCGCCCGCCGAATACGATTTTTTAAGATTCTTGCAACTTGTAACCCTTGAAAAATCCGGAGCAAAGGAATAGGTCGGCATCTTTTCGGGATAAATCGACCCCGTAAAATACTCCGTACTCGAACTGTGCCAAACATCATAAACAACTTGTAGGGGGGTGGTGGCCGCAGTTATAGCCATAGAAGCCGAATAAATTCCAGTGCTTACATAGCCACCAGTTATGTTCGTATCCCCGTTATATAGCGTCAGCTTTGATCCCGCCGGAGCCGTGGATCCAGAATATAAAGATACTAAAATACTGCCCGTTCCGATGTCGGGTATATTAACGAGGCGGCCGCGGATATAGTTGTAATAATATAGCTGATTAAGATTGTCAGCAGCCGGCGCCAATGAACTAGAGTAGAAAAAGCTATCTCTATCGTCGCTAATACGAGAATCCCAACGTGCCTCAATAACCGGTCGCTTAAAGAAGAACTCCGTAGAACGTGAGAAAAATTTCTTTGTATAATATGATTGCAGCGCGCCGACGGTATTATTAATTAAAACCGTAGTATCTTGGCCTGTGGAACTTGAAAAATATGCTTCTTGACTGGCGGTTAAATGAACGCCAAATCCATAATTGTTAAACGTGCCGGCGATCCATTCTTCGACAATTTGTGATACATTTATCTCCATGTCTTCATAGCCCTTATCAAAAAGAACATTATAATTTGAGGCCGTTAAATAATCTCCCCCAATTGAAGTCCAAGTTGTGCTACTATCCGATTGCATCCAGTTGGCAGACCCTAAATCTTGATATTCATCCATATCAAGACCCTCGCCTTCTGTCCACGACCGCGATACTGGGGCGACAACTAAATTAAAGTTTTGTGGCAGCGTGAAGGGATGTTTGGCATTATGCAGCCTAAGATAAAAAGATACACTACCACTAGCAGGAATCCGGCTAGCTGCGCGATCAGCACTAATCGTGGTAATAGGAAATTTAATGAGCGCGCGGGAAAGCTCCTGAGATTGTCCGGTTGTAGAGCCAGATTCCTGCCCATAAATCGAAAATATCTCTACTGCGTCAGCGTAACCCATATTGGATCCGGTGCCACGATCACTGAGGTCTGCCTCAAAAGCGTTGGTTATGGTAGTATCAGCGCTGGCGGTATATCTTGCAATTGCCATTATCTAATGGTTCCCTGAATGTCGACGTTCGGAAACTTAAGCTCAAATATAATCCTCTCATTTGCATACACCGTATTTCCATCAGCAGATGTATTACCAAAAATATCATAATTACTATTAGAATAAAGGCCCCCATTTTTTTCTACAACCCGTACGTCATAAACATCCAGAATACCTTTGACCTTTTGCAGCTCACGATAGATCTCCATTAATTGAATACTTTCTCCAATATCAAATGGATTTTTATAATAGTAAGAATTAAGCCTTCTGTTGGCCTCACTAATAACTGAATATCTATTAGCGGCAGAACCCAATGTAACTTGATATTTAATTCCAAAATTAACGATTTCAGCATCCAGAATGTCGACAGTATCATTTATCATCTTATACTGCGTTAACCAAGTTTTAACATTACCTTTCAATATTACGTTTGCGGTAGTTAACTTGTCGCTTGTATTTTTTGAAATAACATAAAGATTTAGATTTCTTTTAAATTCATCAAAGTCTTTAACTATTTGTGCACGATGAACGGCACCGAAGCGGGCAGGCATCCCATATACAATAGATTGATAATCTTGAGCTGTTACGGCACGATTCTGTGTCGCGAAATACGACATAGTACGTTGTTTGACTTCCTCTGAAGAAGGTAGAGATATATTGCCCACAAAAGGCTGTTCATTCGTGAGCTCGAGCGAATTAACTACGGCTGTTCTGCTCGGCTGATCCAGCTCCGCTTGCTGAGAAAACTTAAACGATGGAGATCTAGCGGTTGTCACGGTACCAATTGCTGCATTAACATCTCGGCCGGTATTATAACGATACGATACCCGGAGGCTAGTGTTGGCGGGCGCAACGCCAAATTTATCTGAACTTATGAGCTTAACCGGATCAAAATCTAAATCAGTAATATAATTTTTACCATTTAAATCAAGCATTAGTTCCGATGGTTCTAATACTGAGTTGCCTAACAACTCTGAATCTGATCCATATCCAAATTGTAAATACGTATCAATGCCGCGGGTCTCCATCACAAACCTTCTTGCGACCGGGACTGCTTTTAATAGGTTTGGAACAGTTGAACTATCGGCGCCGCCGTTCCTAATGGCTTTGTAGATTACATTTTGTGATAGATTGTCAACTTGATAATATGTATGCCCCTCGGTGTCAGTGACACTTAATATATCTGTGATGTTTGTGTTTGTAAGAGGGACCTTTAAAAATCTTTGAAACTCTCCCACCCGGATCTCCTCTATATTGGTGCGGCCGGAGATGGCTCGCCCGAGGGCACGAATTATGTAGAATTGAGGGGTGCCCGTAGTTGAATTGGCAGAAGCAACGACAATCTGATTAGTGGTGGCGCCAAAATTGACATCATCGATAAGAGTATAAGAGCCCCCTCCTGCAGAGCCGAAACCAGAACCTGCACGAAGAGTGGGAGCAAAATCTAAATTAGGCCCGCCGCCAGTTGAAGAGGCTGGGACCTTAATATAGAAAGTTAAGGTACCAAATGAAGCCGGGCTAGCGGGAAGACGAAAGCCGAATTGCCTTGCAAGTTTAATGACATTGTCATATTGAATTGCCGAGTCCAAAAAACTCTCATTGGCTTGGTAATCGACATAAAATGATAAAATATCACCAATATACGACACCGTATCAAGCATTAGTGACCCAAAAGAGGCTTCGCCAAAATCCTGATAAGTGTCGGGATAATATCTTTTAGCATAAATTTCAAGGTCGCGGCGGATTGAATCAAAGTCGCGACTTGTATAATTTATTGATTGTTGTTTCTTGGGCATAAAGGTGGCTCCAATAATAATTAGTTATCAAAAATCAATTTGAAGCATTGTCGACACCTGGAGCGGAACAATTGTATAATGTATTGTCACCGCCAGTGCATGTGGAAAAAGATCCGGATTGTTTTCTGGTTTTTTAAAATCGATTTTGTTAAGTTGAATATAGTTCATATAGCGCTTAGTTTGTGAATAGATTCTATCATTAATTTCTGCGTAAGTTGAGTGAGCATCCATTTCAAATAAATACTTCTTAAGGCCCACACCAAAATCCGGATTCATTACCCTTTCGCCAGGTATGGTTAAGATAAGCATTTTAAAATTTTGTCTTACCAGATCAGCATAGTCGGTTATTAAACCATATGGCCCAAATTGTTTATCTACCGTAAGTGGTAATTTGACTGCTAGTCCTGATGCCATCGTATTATATCCTCTTTACCATAATTAGCACGAGCCAGCTCCTTCATCCTCTGTGACGTCTATGACATCATCTTCATCGTCTTCCATATCTAATAGATCTTCAACATCTCTCTTAAGTAGCATCAATAACAAATAGATGAACCCAAAGGGACTAAGAAAAAACATAAATATGCCAGGCACAGTGCCCTTAAAGTCGACGCCCTTATAATCAATATGGGGAACAAGCTTTATATCATCCATCCCCGGCGGGTGTGGGGCGCGCCTGACAGCCTTTTTCAATGATATTGAAAGTATACAAGTTAATATGTCGATCACTCCTTCTCCGGTAAGGCCAGGCGCAATGCCTAGAATCTCAGAGCCCTCCGGGGCATCTGGGCGAGGATCTGGAAGGGGGCCAGTTAAGGGAAGCAACGCTGGAGACATATCGATAGCTTTTCCTATTTGGTTGAACGCTTCTCCGGTGACATCTCTAACAAGTTTAGAGAGCGCAATGTGCGGATCGATAAGTTCGCAAATACCCCGAAGAATTTCTATTGGCGTTTCCAGCAGCATCTTTAATACAAAATCTCTTGCGGATAGCCCCAGCTTATCCAGGAGATCTGCTGAACCCGCCATATCTTGTGGGGGCACCCCGCGGCGACGGCTTCTTTTGGGTACTGTATCGGAGCTATTTACGGTATCTCTAAATATTTGCAAACAACGTTCCTTGGGCGCGGCGAATCGGCCATCGACTTTGGGAAATTGGGCACTTGTAAGATAAAAATTATATAACACAGGAATAAAGGTAATCAAATCAGAACTAAAAGCTTTTCCAAAGAAGTCTTGGTAGACGGGATCGTCGGTGATGGCTACGAGCTCGATCTCTGTTAAAGTGGGACTATTGTAGGCAGCTATTTGAGCAATGGCGGATTCGGTCGTCCGCTTCAGGTTGCTTCCTATCGAAACTCTCGTATCTAAATCTTTCAAAACAAATCTATACAATGTTCCGTTACCAGTCCCTAAATCAAACCAGTTCTCCTCCTTGAATCTTAAACCAGGATTAGCTGCATCATATAGACCGTCATAAAACATGCCGTCGCCGAAGAAATTGCCGGGGAAGACGAAGGGGATTGGGCCGGCGGCGCGATCCATATGGGCTTTCCAGATATCCCACACGCTTGCACGGCCTGTAAAAGCGCTCGGAATGTCGGCGACGGCGACCCCGAGGCTGTCGGCCATCGCGGTCCTCCAGGGCTGTGTCCCAGTCATGGGGTCCAGATCGGTGCTACCTAGTATCTCATAGGTTAGGATGGCCTCGGCGCGGGCGAGGAGTTCCTGCGAGGCCTCGGGGCCGGCGGCCATGGCGGCGATGATCTGGGCTTCTGTAGGGGGACCCTCCTCTTCGCGCATCTTCCACGCGGCGACGACTCCATCGATACCGACGAGGTTGATCCTCCTGAAGACCTCCGCGGCGGCGGGATCGGGGGGCGGAGATGGACCAGAGAGGGCGCCCGAGGCCGGCGGATTCCACATATTATTGAGCCCCTGCGTGCCGATAGTGGCAAGCCACTCTTCAAAGTCTCTATTCCATTGCTCCTTTGTAAGACGTTTTTTCCGCGCGATTTCTCGGGGATTACGAAGTTCGTTGCTCGGTAAATAATATACAATCTTATATTTTATCCCAACGCCATGAAATGTTATATTGGGGATTGCCAACGGATTGAGGCCCAACGCAATCATCGCATTGGTGACGTTATCGCCCCGATCGGCGTCCCCCATAAGTCTCTGGAAAAGACTTATCTCCATACCATAGTCTTGCCCGGAGAGGGTGTTGAGTTTGGTCGTGTAGCCGCCGGAAGCCCCGGGGCTTGGAGTAAGACTATCCCAAGTTACCCAGCGTTCTAAAACAAGCTTACCATATCCCAGGTTCATGTTGCTTTCGCCTTTTCGTAGTCTATTGGAAAAGGCGCGGAGTTGATCTCGTTGTTGCTTTATGGTGCGTGTAGTCACCGGCGCCCCAACCGCAGGTAGTGTCAAGGTGGCGCTGGATGGGGGAGGGAGAGGGTGCTCGACATTGACTGTGATATCGGGCAACGGGGTCGGGACGATGATCTGGCGCGCTGCCGGTCCAATGTTACTCTTAAAAAAAATCTTGTCTCTAAGGTTTATACCCCCCAACCACATCGGTTGCACCGTGAGGACATCTTCTATAAATGCTCGATCCAAAGGTTTTGCTGTAGAGTCTGGCGTAACCTTTTTCATAGCATTTGATACAACAGTCTTTGAATCATAAATACGCATTTTAACTAGATATGCAACAATTGCTGAGAGGGGGCTCCCTCCAGAACCTATACTAAAGTCTGTGCCGGCCGGGAAAACTATATTTCCAGCTCTATCTTTAAGTCCCCCGGCGTCGATAGTCGACGTTCTTTTAATCTTTTTATTAAAATACTTAACCATTTCCTGGCTTACAATTGGTTCTCGGCTCAATAAATCGGCCATCTGGTTCCCTATTGTTGCCGCTAACAAGCTCTTTACGGCCTTTTTCTCCATGTACTGGTCTATTTCAAATGCCGACAAAACAAATATATTTTTAATTACAAATTGTGCTATATGGATTTGTATCAACAGCATGAAAAGGCCATACTTAATAACATCTCTTATCTTGGCACCCATCGGATTCATCTCACCTGGAGTCACAGGATCATAGCAAAGGGCGTCCAGCATTTCGTCCTGTAGCTGCGCCAGAATCCCATCGGCATCTAAGAAATCGGCGACATCAGCCGGTAAGCAATTTGCGTTATCGTGGAAAAGTTGAACAGAATTTAATTTCTCTGTCGTAAAAATACCATTTTGTTGGATATAATCAAAAGTTGATTCAACCAAGCCTGCATAGGCCGCCGGAAATAAGACATTTTCTATCTCTCGAACCATTTTATCTCTTAGGTCGGTGCCTGGGTGGACAGGAGTCTGCACGGGTTGCCCGGTCTGCATCGAGTCCGCAGTGTGGATTACGAATTCAATCTGATTTCTTAAGCTGTCCGAAAATAAACTAACATACGGATTAACCCCTCTCGTATCATCATAACCTGTAGGTATAGAGGCAGCATCATCATTATAATCAACAGCAATATCTTCTTCTGCCAACAAATTTGATGTCAAACGGATATCTACAAAGTCTGTTGGTGAAGTAGTATAGGAGGGGTAGTTGATTGTTAGAGAGTCCCTTTCCTCGGGACGCAAGGGTCGCAAATACATATTAGCAGCCGATTGTTGATACCATCTCCCGCGGGACCTGTTTAGGGCCGCGAACTCGTCGCGTTCGGCCTGGGTCAGGGAGGCCGGGGGGATTTCCATAATCTCTCGAAGCCTATCAAGTGCTAAGCCTCCTCCCCATTCCTGGCCGGCCAATTCGCACGGAGGGTCCATCTTGGGCATGCCGTAACACGGGCTGTCGGGGTCCTCCTCCAGGGCGCTGTCCCAATGGGGTTGGTCCGCTGGTGCAGGATTGCCGCCGTTCTGAAACTCAGTCATGGCGGTTTTTGATTGATATGCAATGTCCGACCGAGTGATGTTCTGGGCCTGGCGGGCGGTGGCGGACATCGCAAGGTACGTAGAAAGATTGGGAGGCCATGACCCAACTGGACGGTAGTATCCAGCGTCTCCTGGTTGGTAGCGATCCCATACCATACCACGGGGGGTGCCAGGCGTGGCATTCGCACCTTCGCCAAGCAGAAAAGTCATCCCCACTCCCCCATTGCTCGCTTGGGAAGTTAGGTTTGAGCCGGCCGAAAACTTGTTATCGTGGCCGGAGCTGAAGTCCCCCCCATTCGGGAGATAAGAACGAAACTTTCTTTTAAAGGAAGGCGGAAATTGATATGTAACGACTGGCGTCGATGGATTGCCATTTTCATCAGTTCCGTCTGACATACTCTCTAAGGCGGTGGCAATATCATTAATACCTCCCATCATCTCGGGATCATTTACTAAGTCTGTTAAGATACCTATAACCTGCGTAAATACTTCGTCAACGGTTTCTGCTTCAGTGCCAAGAATCCCTTCCAAGTCTAGGTTACATTGATCAATCTCATCCATGGTGTCGCCGACGGACTTAAGTGCTTTGGCAACCTTCTTCATAACATCTTTCGCGACGCCGCTAATATCATCGCTCCACCCACTTTCGCTAGTATCATTTTCATAATCTCGACCAGCTGCGACGGCGTCCTGGATGGCCTTGCCACCTGGAGTTGATTGTAAAGAGGGTTCTTTCATAATAGAGGTGAGAGAGCTAAGAGAATTGGCAAACTCTCCCTCGACCACCTCCATTATGAAGTCTAAAAGTCCAGGGATTGTGTCACTAACCAGCGGATTGCTCATATAATCATCGCGAAGAGGACAATCCAAATTAATACTATCAAGTGGATTTTCAAGAACAATGCCATTTTCTACCATATCCTGTAAAATTTGATTTATCGCATCTGGGGCTTCTTCCTCTAATAAACAAATATTATCAATATTTAGGGCGTACACCTCGTTGGCTATCTCGTTGCAGAAAGGCGTCGCATCAACAAAACGAGACAGCTCTGCAAAGAATCCTTTAATGGCGCCAAAACTATTAAGAGCATTTCTGACTTGCAAATCTTCATACGATAAATTAAATGTAAGGATCTTACTCATTGTCTCATAGGTTAACTCAGAACGATTTGTAAACAAAAAGCAAATTTCCATTGAACTTAAGATAGCAGACACGTGCTGGAAATATTTCATCATCTGTTCCATGGTAAGCCCTTTTTTGGCGGCTATAGTTTCTAGTGGCCCGGGCCCCACTATATCAGGGTAATCTATCTTATTCTTATTAATCAAGTCAGCTATGTCAGTCTCTCCGAAATCTTCTGCGCGCGGGTTCTTAAGTTCACATAATTCCTTCAATAATTTAGCCAAACCTTTAACAATCTCCATGACGGCAGACTGAAGGGTTTCGAGCATAACTTTCAGCATCATTCTCCATAGTTCGCCATCGATAGTAAAGATTGCTTTTAATTGTTTTATAAAGGCGGGCGCTGCCGGTATCGTAATACCAAGTCCGGGTGGCCGCGGCTCAATATAAATTTGTTGGCCCGCTGTTTTAATAGCATTTGCTACAGCGGTTGCAATTCTTCCTAAAGCGGGCATAAGTCCAAAAGTAGCGCAGATTAATGCTTCTTTTACGAGCGCATCCATGCCAATAGATTTTAATAACAAATCCATCTTTGAGCCCTTCTTTAGTCCGGGAATGCTACCATTAAAGAAAGATGCAACTGCTTCTGCCGTTTGCACGCCGGCCTTTAGGGATTTCTTCTTATTGGCAAGCATTACCTTTCGATAAACTTCCGGGTTTTCCATTACTTCGGCTTTATATTTACGCAATTCTTCTGGGGATAAGGATGCAACAAAACCTTTTTCTAGTTTTTCGGTGTCCGCCAGATCGATAAGACCCATTTGAGCCGCGGCAACAATAAACTCGTTATTTATATTTAATTCTGCCGGACTTGGGATATCCGGAATAGTCCAATTATCTGGATTTTCGATGCCGAAATCGGCCGGATTGGTCTCGCTCATCCAATCTGTAAACGAGTAACCTGATGCATCGGTCCAGTCTGCAGATGGGCCGTCATATAACGAACGTAACGCACCGAAAAAATTAACCGCCATCTCATCGCCGCGGCGCTTCGCTTCATCTTCGCGATGCATGGTTACGAGAGAATTAAAAGATTTAAGTATGACTAACGTATTCATATCTTGAAATTCATGATTATACTTAGAGTTTGTCATATATCCCGTTTTTAACGGCAATCGATCGCCGATGGCAAAATAACTAATTCCAGCGATAGCTAAAGATTTTTGAGGTTCCCCGGGTTGAGATACTGTTGTGGAATCATACCCAGCCGGAGTTTTCATTCCGAATGATATAAAAACCACACCAGTGGGAGGACCCTCGGGGGTGGCGTTAAATTCAAGAAATGTTGATTCTTCTGATATCGGATTCCCGGCTGTTTGTTTGGCGCCTTGGAGTTCTTCCAAAATAGACTCTAATATAACTGAATTTAAAAGTTCAGGAAGAGCTGTACGCACTGATTCAAAATCTATGCTTACCGGAAGAACATTCGGGCCCAGGAGGGTCTCTTGTGCTGCGAAGGCCTTAAGGACATCATTTACAATAAGGCTGTTGCTCAAATAAGTTATCATAGGGAGAGTCGTCTCGTCACCATAAATACTGATTTCTTCGTTTTGATTAAAAAGACGCAGGGCATCTCCAAAAGGCGGCAGCACATTCAAGATCTCCAGAACCTCTCTTATTTCGGCAGGACTTATAACACTTATTGAGGTGGAAGTCGATTCCAGCGCTTCGACCTTTCCAGAAATTTTATCTTTCGCGGTTACTTCATTTTTTAGTGCACTTACCTGATTATTATCGAGCGGAAATTCTAAAGAGCTAATATTTCCTATAAGAACGCTCTTACCCGCAGCTACCAAAAGAGGATCGACCGGTGTATAATAGCCTATGGTTAAAGCATCACCGAACATCGTTCGAACATGTTCATAAGCCGTATATGAGTCTGCACTTAAGTCAACGACGCCTGGGAAGTCAGGTGCGGGCAAATATTCATAAAACTCGGGGTAATAATGAAGAATAAGACGATCGGTTAATATTTCACCAATTGCAGTAGATTTAGAGCTAAGATCTGCATCATCAATAATTTTATCGTAAGTTATTTTTGTTTTTATCGAATCATCGCCCGCATTATAAAATGGAATATCCATTTTTCTATTACGAAATCCGGTGCGCTCATCAACTGCGCCGGCCAAAGAATAGCTCTGTACTGGTTTCGGTTGGCGCGCTTGGATAATGCCTGGCTCAGCATTCGGATTAGGGGGTCCGGCGGGTGCTGGTAAATTGCGAGGTGGTTTACTCATTCATGAAATTCCTTAATTAGTCGTATTATAATCACTTAAAATATACTTGGTACCGACCTCACCAGTATATTCATCTCGTTCTGTAGTCTTGATCCCGCCTGCGGCGTGCAAATACTCAAATTTTAGTCCGGTCCAGCCCACTTGACTCATCAAAAGGCCCACATCGACGTTACAAACATTATTAATCATGGCCATAACACCATCTGGAATAGCCCCTTTAAAGTCTGGTGCGTCAGGAATGCCAAAAAAGGAGCCGTGATGATTGTGTGTAACTAACGACATATGAAATTTTCTAGTTTGAGCAACATACGTCAGGAAAGTCGATTGTAGCCCTGATATCCCTTCTACAATATCGATTAATAATTTTACCAACTGTTGTCCCTTTACTAATGACTGCTGACCCCCTGCGCCGTTCATAGCCATCAGATCTATTCCATATATAGCCTTCATACCGTCTCTCAAGGTGGCGCCCTGAGAATTCATATTATCTGTTTTTGTTACGAGCTTAATGTTTTCACGAGCAATAATCCTTATAGTGTCTGCTTTAGCCACCACAGTCGAACGCGGACTGTTGAAACTGGTGTTACCCACCACTCCCGGGGCAATCCTAAAATATGCATCCGGATCGGCTCTTTGGCTGACGTATACTCGCGCAGCGTCCCCAACAAAATCGGGGCCCTTCTTTTCAATCTTGCAGCGAGCCTTCGTCTTCTTCGCGGCATAGAAGCCGTTGCGGCCGGCGACAATATCAACAGCACCACAGTGAGTAGCCATTTGGCCGCCGAAGCCAGAAGTTGGGCCGCCGTTGCGATCGCAGCCTAGGACAACAAAAGCATTTCCCTTCTTAAGAACCTTTTCCCACGGGAGCTGATCGTAATCTGGCACATCAAATGTGGGACGTCGTCCCGGACCAAATCCTAAAAACTGCGCTTGTTGAGATTCCGAAAGTGCATCAAAGAGTTCCTTTTCTCTGTTGCATAATGCCGATAAATCGATAAGGGGTCTATTTTTTTGTGGTACAGGGTCAGTCATGTATAAAGTCCTTCTTTCTTGTTGAGGATCTAGGAGGTTGTTAGGTTGGTGCTCCCACCGTCCTCTCGCGGTTAATCGTCGTAGATGCGGTCCACGATTGCTGCGCAGTTGCTCTCGAAAGGCCGGTGACCTTGGAGCTAAACGGCATCCAGTCCAGATGCCAATGCTCGTTGGGAACACCAAAAACAAAATTGTATTCGGACGCATATTGATTTATCCATCTAAACTCTTCACTGTGAGGCGCCGTGCCATTGTTCCTGGCATCTCGAAATTCTAAGCCCACTAAGTCGACTGCAGCGCCCCAGCCATGATTAGATGTGCCAGGCGTAGCAGCCTTACCAACAAATTTACAATTTTTATCATATTCGCCGGCGCCGTTGGTAGGTTCGCCCTTGTTCTCTGGACACCTGTCACCCTCTTCGCGAATGACACGTACATCAACTTGGCTCTGGTATGTCCTATAGCCGAAGGCCATGAGCTTCTTCCCAGGAAACCTCTCTTCATATGCTGCTACCAATTTTTTGTAATCTGCCATAGCCGGGGGGAGGAGTTTGGCGCCCTGGTATGTATCCAGCAAAAAATCGGAAATCTCTCCATTGAACATCTCTGTTCCGGCCGGGAGGCCCTCAGTATCGGTGGCTGTCCACTCAATCTTTAATTGAGTCTCTCTACTATCCCAGTTGGTCATTCCCCCGCTAGCGCGATCGAGCCACAGGTCTTTTAAGCTAGCTTCCTGATCGCCGAAACCTATCTCGATATGTCCCCCCAGTTCTACAATGGTCCCACCTTTAAGATGATCTGGATCCTCATACGTTAATTTAACGAATGTGCCAAGAGGAATGTCTTCAGTAATATTCGAACTCGCTTGAACATCGGGGTAATGTAAAAGAATGGGATCGCACGCATCAAAAGGGTAGGGAAGCGGGTTGTTTAGAACATTAACAACCTTGTATATATAATAGGTAGCGACCGTTCCGTCAGTGTCATAATTGTCGCGCTGCGTCTGGGTTACGCCGGCGATCCCAGCTGAGATGACGTTTTGATTTATTATACTCAAACTATTAGCCACGCGTCGACTAACAACGATACATGGCCACAATTGTGGTATACGGTTTTTTTCATATGCCATCACGACAGCATTTCTTAAATAATCTCGTGCAGTGTCACGCCTTGGATCACCAGCAAACGTGAGCGTAGTTTCAGCCGGAGCATTAGCCTCCCACTTAAGGTCATTAAATGTAAATTTTTCTCCTGCCATTTTTATTGTTCCCCTTTTTCATTCAACAAGTCAAATAATTGTTCTTTATCATCAGCCGAAAGACCAAGATGTTGGGCTTTTTGCTTTTGTAATAACGATGCCAACTTAACCATTTGTTCGTTTGAGCGTTGGAGATTCTCTACATATTTTGCGGCGATAGGCCCAAGTTCTTTTCGGGCAGAGTCTGACAACTTCATGTCACCTATGGCATCCATGAGAAGGGACTTTGCCATGGCACGATCCTCGCGTATGTTAGTGGTCGACTCTTCTATATAATCGTCTAAATTTAAATTTCGCCGCTTTCCCATTTGTCCTTGAATACCTTATACCTTTTTCTTAATTTATTTAAGTTATTAACAACTTGTTTTGTATTAAGCCCGGTGATCTCTCGTAGATATAAATAAATAGCCTTTTTATTAAAAATTTCAATTGTGTCGGCTGAATCTAGTAGGATTCGAACAGCCATAAGCACCTTTTTCTCGTTTTCTTTAAGCATAAAAGAGTTCCAAGTATCAATTTCATTATTTAATGATTGCCAAAACTCTAGTTCAGATCTCTTTTGTTCGTAGGTCGGCTCGTCTGATATTAGATCTTCTTCTAACTCGTTAAGCATGTCTTCCATGAAAACTTCTGTACGATTTCGTTTTTGGGTCCTTTTAACTTTATGAATAAACCAGTTTTTGGTAACTACAGAAAAATAAGAAAATGCCTTAGAACCTTTATTGGGATCATATTTGTTTAATATAGTAGTAAGCCACACCTTGCAATCGTCTTTCAGATAATCAATATTGGGCAGGCTTGTGAATCGATAAGTATAAATTATTTTATCAACCATTTGATCGAAGGCTGGCTGAATATACTCAATATAAAGTTGTGTTCTTAAGCCTAAATCGTTAGTAGCGGCATATTTTACAATTGCATCTTCATGTACTTGTGTAAAATAATAATTTTTTTTAGAGCGGCGCGAGCGGCGCTTCTTCTTCGGCTGCATTTAATTCTTCCTCTATTTCTTCATCCAGTGTAGGTTCAAAGATGTCTCTAAAATTTTCTATTTCATCGTTCATTTCTTTTGTTCTAAACACGAGTTCTTGTATCATTGGTTCCCCATGATAACTATCCATACTATATAATGATTTAACAAATACCTGAAATGCTTTCGTTATAAGAAATAAATCTGACATATTCTCGGAAATAAAAACAAATTTCTTTAATAATCCGATAACATACCAAGTTAATAAAATATTAATTATAATTGATACTATTATCGTACTATATAACAACATTATCTATCCTTATCTAATTTGTGTTTTTGTTGTTTTAATTCTTTGCGAGCATCCTGAATGAATTCTTCTGTTACCTCGCCGACTTTTTGTTTTGTCGTCCTTTTGGTAGGAGTAGTAAAGGTATTTAATAATTTTACTACGTTAGGAGAGGTACATTTAGGGCACTCTGATATCGTCTCATTAGATAGATGAGAGACTATCGACTGTTCAGAACATTCTATGCAACGATATGTATATCGTGGCACTTATTCTTCTTCGATGGTGAAGGGGGGTGTAATCCCTTCAAGCGAGACCACAGGTGGATTATTAACAACTAGCTCGCCGCTCTTGGTCCCCCAGCGCTTTACGTCAGGAGACTTGTCAAAGTCCATTTCTGATAACATAGGAACAATATCGCTTTGTTCCATTAATGATTTTTGAAGGGCCATCATTAAAGCCCCAATCGCTTGATTGGATAATTTCATTTTAATTCTCCTTTAATTAATTCTAAATCTGCATCATACATCATAGATGCAAGTTTTTCAAATGATACTGTCGGTTCCCATTTTAATACTTTTTTTGCTTTGGTCGGGTCGCCCAATAAATAAGGCACCTCATGAGGCCTAAAATAGCGCCCATTAATCCTCACATACTTTTCATAGTTTCCCAAGCCAGCACAGTCAAACACACACTCCAAAAACTCTTTGACTGTGTGGGACTCGCCCGTAGCTATTACATAATCATCTGGTGTTTTTTGTTGAAGCATTAGCCACATTGCCTCTACGTAATCACCAGCAAATCCCCAATCACGTCGGGCATCTAAATTTCCGAGATGCAAGACATCTTGCAATCCCAGTTTAATGCGCGCCGCGGCAAGAGTAATCTTACGGGTCACAAATGTTTCGCCGCGGCGAGGTGATTCATGATTAAACAAAATACCGCTAGAAGCATGTAAGTTATAGCTTTCTCTGTAGTTTCTAACCAGGTTATGAGCAAATAACTTGGCGCATGCATAGGGCGACGCCGGAGTCATCAAAGACTCCTCGTTAAATGGCGGTAGCGGATTATCTCCATACATCTCAGAAGATGATGCTTGATAAAACTTAGCATCCGGGCAGATCTGCTTATACGCATTAAGCAAACGCAATGTACCCATAGCTACAGAATCAACAGTTTCTTCGGGCACCTCAAAGGATACCCTTACGTGAGACTGGGCTGCGAGATGATAAATTTCTTCTGGGTGATACTTAATCAAAAGCTTCCAAAAGCAACCTGCATCGTGCAAACTACCATATTCCATTACAAAATTTACGTCATTATACACCGGGTCGACCCGAGCAGTATTAATAAGAGAAGTTCGGCGCTTCACCCCAACTACTTTATATCCTTTGGATAATAAAAATTCTGCTAAATACGAACCATCTTGGCCCGTAATGCCGGTAACTAATGCTGTTTTCATGTGGTGATCCCCCTTATGCTGGGATAATTCATTATAAACCAATTGCAAGTGTTTCTTAAAGCCTTTTCAAAATCAGTATAGTTTGTATCACAAATCGATTTAAATTTGGAACTGTCAGACGGTTTCTTATGTTGGCCGCTGGGCATCTCTGTTTGCCAAATAATCTTTCCATTAAATCTCATTATTTTGGCAATCGTTTGTGCTACCTCTTTAATCGAATACTCCTTTGTATTGCCGATATTAATGGGATATTCACCATCATATTCTTTTAAAAGAAACATTAAAATTGTTGCTAAATCCTTTGAATAGGTAAATTCTCTCAAAGGAGAACCGTCACCCCACAGAGGTACATCTTCGTTGGTTAAACTAGCGTGATATATTTTTCGTATCATGGCTGGAATAACATGGCTGTCTTCTAGATCAAAGTTGTCGTTTTCGCCGAATAGATTATTTGGGACTGCTGTTATAAAATTACAACCATATTGCTTGCGATAAGCCCGCGATTGGACATCCAACATTCTTTTGGCATACGCATAAGAAAAATTTGATTCATGGGGTGTGCCGGCATGTATTTGTTCTTCCATCAGAGGGTAGGTAACCTCATCCGGATAGATACACGTACTAAGCAGCGACACCACTTTCTTAACTTCATATTTTCTGGACGCCTCCAAGACGTTAGTATTTATCATTATGTTGTCGTAATAAAATTCTCCTAAGTTCTCCATATTGGCCTTGATACCACCTACGCGTGCGGCTAAATGTATAACTTCCGAAGGGCGATAATGAGAAAAAAGACGTTCTGTTTCTAGTGAGTTTCGTAAATCACATTCTGTTGTTGAGGTAAAATGTTCAGAAGGTATCAGGCTCTTTAAAGCACTCCCGACCATGCCGGTCCCACCAGTAACTAAAATCATTTATCTACCCCGCTCAGACTGATATCTCTTGGGATTCCAAATCCGATGTCTCGAAGATAGACCCTTTCCACATAGGGTTTTCTTCTGGCCGCTTTCTCGTAGGTGGTAGTTCTCTCGGTGCCTACATGCACAATTCCAGTTTTGCCCTTTTTTAGAACTTCTAAAATTAATGGAGCTATAACATCAACATAGTCTTTTGAGCTCCACTGATCTACGGCAGCCTTGTCATATGGGAAGTCATAACCAAAAAAACTAGTTCGAATGACAAGAGTTTCTTCGATTGTTCTAACTAATAGCTCGGCAGCTGCCTTGGTTTTAGCATATTTTGATATGGGATTAATGGGATCATTTATACCATAGTTCCCCTTGTTTCCATCAAAAACATAATCAGTAGAAATAAACACTAATTTTTTATTAAGCTGCTGGCAGACTTTTATAAAGTTTACTGTCCCGAGAACGTTAACATCAATTGCCTCCATTGGCGCGAGTTGAGCTCCTTTAACATCAGTTATGGCCGCGGCATGCAAGACCCTATCTCCCTTAAATTTCATTAGGTTCTCGCGAACCGACTGCTCGTCAGTTATATCGCAACTTTTGGAGGAAGGTGCGATAAAACGAATATTAAATTTGTGTGACTGTTTTATCAGTTCAGTACCCAGCGTTCCAGAGCCTCCAGTTAAAAAGATGTCTTCTAAAACCATTTATATAACCCCTTGGGATGCTTTGGGAGCCACCCGAGATTTCTTAACTTTTCAGAACTAATCGAATATCTTAAGTCTTGACCCCAACGATTTTCTACAAACATTAAACTATTTTTATCTTTATCAAACCAATCCAAAACGGAAGAAACAACCTCTAAGTTGGTCATATGATTTTCGGATGCAATATTGTAAATCTCGTTTTTTATTCCAGCATCAATAATAGCCAAAATGCCATCCACATTGTCTTTAACATAAGTCCAATCTCTGATATAACTTCCATCGCCATGGATGGGGATTTTCTTATCTTCCTTCAAGCTGCTAATCGATTTTGAAATTAATTTCTCTTCGTATTGTCTGGGGCCATAGTTGTTGGCACTCCTAGTAATAATAAAATCTACTTCATACGTCCGGGCATATGCCAATATCAACATTTCGGCGGCTGCCTTTGTGGCCGAATATGGATTGCTTGGAGTTAGTTTATCATTTTCCTTAAAAAATCCTTCCAATCTATCGCCATAAACCTCATCAGTACTAATGTGGAAAAATAAAGGTCTCGCATACGAAGGCTTGCCCCTAATGAGTTCTAAAAGATTGTGAACCCCCAAAACATTGCTTTTGATAAAGGGACTAGTATCATTAATGGAATTATCGACATGGCTTTCGGCAGCAAAATTAACCAGCACATCACAAGAAGGTAAGTGAGTTATGTCACTTATGTCGGCCTTGAGAAAAGTATAATTTGGATGGTCGTCCCACGGAAGAATTTCGTGAGAAGCATAGTTCATTTTGTCTATATCGACTACAACATCTCCTCTTTTTAATGCCTCTTCTACAAAGTGGCTCCCTATAAAGCCTCTGCCGCCAGTAACTATATACTTCATTTTTGCTCCAGTAAATTAAATTTTATATCTTTAGAGTATTCTAAAAACGACTGGGAATCTGTATCCTTTTCAGAAATCACTGCGTCTTCTTTATCAATCGCCCAGTCAATATTGATTTCTAAGTCAAAGGGGTTGATACCAGCCTCTCCAAATTTGTTATAATAAGACGTACATTTATACAAAACAGTTGTATGATCTTCAAGACTCAAAAAACCATGAGCAAAGCCTGGTGGAATCCATATCATCTTGTGAGTTTTAGTGCTGAGCACAACACTATCGTACTGTCCAAATGTTGGCGACTCCGCTCTAATATCGACAAAATAATCAATTGCTGACCCTCTAACCACCCGAACAAGCTTTCCCATGGGCTGATCCCACTGATAATGGAGGCCTCTTATTACATTTTTGTTCGAATATGAATGATTGTCCTGTACAAACTCTTCCTCAATGTGGGCTGCTATTTTCTCATCATAAGATTGGAAAAAGAAACCTCGATGGTCTTCAAAAACTTCAGGTGTGAATACCATCACATCATTAAAAAAGGTTTTCATCTTATTCTATCTCTTTTATCAAGTGTGCAAATCGTTCCCTGTTATTGACAATATAATCAGGGAAACTATTATCCAATTCAACGACTTCAAATTTAGAATCTCTAAAGAATACATCTTTGTTATCTTCTATGTTTTTATTAACGTTCAATTTATAATATGAGTTATTAAATTCCTGGTGTGCCGCGCATTCAATTTTTAATAAGACCCTCTCTTGAGCTGTGGTTTTTTTATGGCCCCCCACATATGTAAAGTGCCAGCCACCATCGTCGATGCGGCGACCAGCATCCCTCATAGAAGGGTGTCTTAATTGATCGATGCCCGGGCCTTTTAAAAATCCATAATTACAAATCTTTGTTCCAAGCCACTTTTTATTCTTTACCCCCTGAAATTCTCCGCTATGAGACAATAGTTTACCAGATGTTTCTCTAAGATTGAAATAATAATAATGCATTTCTTGAGCTAAGTGAAATAAAACATTTGGCTCGTAAAACTCCTTAAGATTTTTAATCCTCTCAATATTGGGAAACTCGTCCAAATCGCTCGTGATAATTATATCATCGTCAGAACAATTGTCAAGTCCCTTGATAACCGAATTTCTTTGATGTTGGTCCGTCCGAAAAGGATCGACGCCAATTAATTCAGATGGTGTATCATCGACAACTACATGTATTATCTTATGTTCGAATTTTTTAAAAAGATCTTTGTTTTCTGCATAAAAAAGCTTTTTAGAGATTCCCGAAAATGTGACAGCCGCTTCACATAGCACAAAATAATCAACATATGGATCAAGATAGTTTAGCCTAATCTCTAATAAGTCAAGCTCGTTAAAGAATGGAAAACAATCATAAATCTTTGGTTCCATCACTCCCCTCCGTAGCTTTCATATAGTTGGGAATTATCGAGTTCATACTGATCCTTTTCTTTTTTACACTCATCATAAGTGAAAAGACTACCATCTCGGTCCAGATAATCCCACCCCTTAGTCAGAGAGTCTCCCTGCGCCCAGAAACCGTCTGAAACATTATGCTTACCCCAATATTTTGGGGCAATAACATTTATTATTTCATCATTAATCCAAGTCGGAATCCACGCAAAACTAGAATTTGACATAATGATATTTTTGGCATTTCTAACCAACACCCAATCTGCCTCTGCATTAAAATGATATGCCGGCACTTCGGGGAACATCCCTTTTGCTGTGCCTACATCATCCGTGATCACCTTAAATTGCATATTTGGATTTTTTTGCGTCATAATTTTCATAGCATTTCTCCAATAGGTCGCCGGCAAAAATAAATCCGAAATACCTCGGTATTCTCCTCCACGAAATGCAAGAATGCAGATATCATCTTTCTTAAAGTTATAAATTTGTTTATCTTCATTAATTTCTAACCATTTTCTAACGTCATCTTTTCTGCCTTCCAAATATTTCTCTGATTCCATATTTCCATCTATTTTAGTATTATCTGGAATATTGGCCAAATCTGGGTCGTAAAGGCGACAATCACAATTGTAAACAGGATGCATAAGTGATTTTTCTTGGTAATATCTCTCAATCCCTTCTGGCAACGCAGTAGGAGGTCCCCCTTCGGGTCCGGCGCCACCTACAACTTCTTTACCAAAATCTAGGTTCAATATCCTTCCGGCTTTAAACTTATGTGGGTTCATTATACCAAATTCATAGCCATTATTTAGAGCTATTACTCTGGTTACGGCATAACGCCACAACTGATTACCTAACCCTGATCCATTGTATAATTCATTTATTATCATAGAGTCCTCCATTAACTTCATAATCACAAGTCCAAATTGTGTATAGCGCGCGCTCTATAATATGACACTCGGCCGGGATTTTCTGGCGCCCCGCACACTCTTCGGGAGATGCGTCATAGTCTATAAAACTATTCAATTTTTCATAAAACCTTTTTTCATATTTTAAAATATTTTCTTTTGGAACAATGTAGTTTGCTGCCGGCGCAAAGCGCACCCACTGAGGGATTGGCGGATTGGCAAAAATCGTCTCCATAAAATCGTGGTAAGTCCTAAAATATCTGCTAACATGATGTGGAACATACCAGCTGTTATTTATTTCCATATAGCCACCATCGCTAGTTAGTCTCATTGCGCTTGTTGGGGACGTGTCAACATCTTCATACGACTCTAATGGCGTAAACTCTGTGTTGTTAACAAGTCTCAAAAATTTTTCTTCTTTGCAGTGCCGCGGAAATACGTCTCCTTTTACAAAGATGGTTACGTCAGCTAAGTTATCATAATTTTCTATAATATGATGGAAGTATGTATGAATATTGTGTCCCACATTGGGAAGCTCAACCACTTTGTCGCCGGGCGTCTCAGTTCCCCCTTTGTCATAAACAACGTAGTTGTCCGTATAATCTTCAATCCACGAAATATCATAATGGTATTGATTAACGACTAAAAAATTATCTTTGATGATGCTCACTTTGGCCCATAATTCTTAAAATCAAATCGATGTCTTGTGCCAGGAAGATACCTATGAAATCCGAAAGGCTTGATGCCTTCTGCTTCTTGAACGGGCAGCTCTTGAGAGAACCTTGCGGCTAATTCCACGGGAGCGAACCGAGCACCGTGTTTTTCAAAAAGATGCCGATTGTGAACACAGATATTTCCATCTTCGTTATATGCTCCAGCATTCATGTGTTTATAAAAAGTGCCTTCGTTCACCTCAAAAGGTATTTCCTCAACTTGAGGGGTTTCCAAAATCTTCCTGCTTCTCAGAGTAAAACCGCCATTCCCAACTCTTTGATGATTACCGAACGGATCAATATAGGCATCCTCGCGGATGGGCCATGGCGCCCCCAGATAATCCCACTCTAAAAACTCATCTGTCCAAGAATCAGGATTTATGACAAATCCATCTGGGTGGATCATTAGCATAAACTCGGTATCAACATGTTCAACGAGCTTGTAAATACAATAATAGCTAAATTCTTTATAGCTAATGCTGTCAAAGTCGTGGAACTTTTCATATTGAATGCCTTCTGGTAATTTGGCGGGACGTTCATGAGATATAAATTTAACTGCTCCGAAATCTATGTCTTTCGTACTATACTTTAGCGCCATTAAATTTTCCCTCACTTGGGTGGACCCCAGCGCTAATAAGGTTATGTTGTCCAACTTCATTTTTGTCACTTGTCGAACTTCTCCACCATCATATGAAATTCTTTCTCTTTAATCTTTGGATCCATAATGTGAGATAACTGACCTGCATGGTCTCGATTGACAACAGTAATCTTATTCAAAATTTTAGGGGCTCCGTATTTGTCATGCAGTCTTCGATAATAGTCGACGTCCATTAGCCAAATAAGTCTATCATCAAAATATATTTTATCTTCAGTATTTCTGATAGTAAGCACGCTTGGGCCGCTAATCGTATTGTTACCTAGGTGTAACTGGTCGTTATACCTAGGATAGAAGGTTCGATAGAAGGTTTTCCCGTCATCCCTAGTGTGTTCACATGCACTAACAAGCCAGTTGGTGCCTCCGTCAAAAGCTTCATTAATATACTGAAGGCTGTGTTTATTCCACAAAAAATCGTCAAACCATAAAAATTTAATGATGTCGCCCTTGCAATATTTAATGGCATTGTTGATGTTATAAGAACTGAGGCCGCGGCCCTCTTCATTTCTGAGATATATAATATTTAACCTATCTTCATACTCCTCGCAAATATTTTTAATGACGTCATCTTTACTGTGGTCTGATATTACGACTTCAAAATCTTTATAAGTTTGTTCCAAAAGTCTTTTAAACTGAAAGTGTGCGAACTCGGCGGCTCGACCTTTAGATTCATAGGTGGGGATAGCGACGGAGATCACTTATAGGCTATCTTTTCCTGGTTTTGCTAAATGATCTCTTCCTTGCGCAGCACGTTCAGGCAGGCCCCCCGGTGCACCGGTGTCTCCCGCAGTTAGTGAGCCCGGAAGAGCGTCGTATTCTGCCTTTATAGCTTTCATGTCGACCATTAATTTGTTAAACATTTCTTTGCCCTCTTCATCATCTTGCTCTGCTATTTTTATTTCAGGATAACGAGATTTGGGTAAAAAGATGTAAAGGTGCGCTGTTTTTTCTAATCCGGCAATTTCTTTTTTCGACATTGAAGGCATAGTTAGCATACTTTCTTTATAAAAGGAAAATGAAACTGGCTCGTCTGGGTCGACGTATCCTTTCTCGATCGACAGCCTTCTTAACTCGGTACCAGAAAAAGGTACAAAGGTAAAGACGTTCATATTGTGGTTACCTTTTAATATTTTTGAAATATTTCGATTCATTTCAAACGTATCAAAAACATGCTCGCGGGTTTCATCGGGCATCCCCAACATACTATTAATAGTTGGACGAATGTTATACTTTGCTAGAACCTTAAAACCCTCATATACTTTGTCATTCTTCAGCATCTTGCGCAGTAATTTCGTCCTCATCTGTTCGTTCCCGTGTTCTAGGCCAACAGAAGTTGACTGGCACCCTGCCTCTTTTAGCAATTTTGTTCTTTCCTCCGTAAAACTGTCTAACCTGCTTTGACACCAAAAAGGAAGATTAATTTCCTCTTTATATCTTTTCATAATTCTTTTAAATTTCTCCAACTTGATAATCAATAGTGTTTCGGAACTAAGATAGATAAAATCTAGTTTGTATTCTTTAACTAAAAACTTCATTTCTCTGAAAATTGTTTCTTCGCTCTTGACTCTATAATATTTTCCGATCTTTTGTTCTCGAGCATTGCGTAGCAAAGCTGGCGCCGCGCAATATGAACACTGATAGGGGCAACCTCTATCCCAATCGATCCACATCCCCCTAACAACTTTGCCCATAAAGGGTCTATAGAATCGTTGGTTGTCGTAAATGGAAAAATCTGGCATTGGAAGAGCATCGAGATCAGTGACAGGCCTCTGGGGATTTTTTATAATTTCTCCATTTTTGTCTTTTAAGTATATATTTTTTACATTTGTGCAATCTTCATTTCTAGATAATCTTTCACACAATTCCACCAAGGCCCCTTCGCCTTCGCCAGCACACACAAAGTCTACATAACCAGAATTTAATATTTTATCAGCTCCAAATGTGGCGCCGGTGCCCCCCATAAGTATCGGAGGCCTTTTACCTCTAATCTGATCTAAAAATTTATACGAAAAGTGTATTGTACTATCAACTATTGATATAGCTATAAGATCTGGTTTATAATCTTCTACCATATCAGCAAAGTCACTATAAACATTACTTTCTTTAAGTTGGACATAGTCTTTAATCGCCGATTTCTTTGTGTGTCCTAATGAATCCCTTATTTCGTCTTGGGTAGGTGAATGATACGGAAGATCGGCGTTGGCGACGTATTTAATCGACTTGTATAAAGTACAGTCAAACAACTTAACATCAAAGCCGGCTTTCTTTAAACAAGCAGACAGTATTGCCATATTACTAGGGGGGAGGCCCACCATTGGTTCGTTGGGGTAAAAAAATAATACTTTAAATTTTTCTTTAGTATCTGCGGCAAGCCTCTCGGCGGCGGCGGTTGCAAGTTCATCCTTAATAATTGCATCCTTAGATAATATATTCAATTTTGTTTTTGTCATAGTGGCCACTCCAAATTTGTGTACAACTTAAATTGTTTTGATGCCTGCAGCGCTGCTAACTTTTTACCGGTATTGCTTTCAGTCAAGCAGTCAATAAAAACATTTGAGGTATTAACAAGATCACGAATATTAACCGGCGTACAATTATAAACTATAGAAGATTGTACTCCTTCTATATAGTTCCACGTGTTTCTTGTTATCTGTTCAATATTAAAGCCGCGGTTTGCCGCGGCCCATTTAACTGCCTTTGCGTAACCGCCGTTTCCGATAATATACAAAACCTTTTCGTTGTCGTGGTTTCGTAAAAAGGTTGATGCCGAAAAAGCATCTGTGTTATAGGCCCGGAGCTTTCCATCAGAATTTACCACTGTATTCGCGGCGCCTATTTCTTTAACCGAGTCTTCCATTTCGTCAACATAGTTTAATACCTCGACTTTATAGGGCATTGTGACTGCGAATCCTTTAATATCTAATGTTTTAACAGCCTCTACCGCCAACTCGATATTTTCTACAGAAAATGATTTGTATATTTTATTCAGCCCATAATAATAAAAGGCAGTATTCATCATTTGGCATCCAGTATTCCCGGCTGTCTGCGCAAAAGAACAATATATTTCGGTATCTTTATTTATCCAGGATTTCATTTAAAATTCTCTTCGAAATTTGCGCAGCGCTTAAGCCATATTTCTCATATAGGTCTTTCGGAGGGCCCGATTCTGGGAATCTATCGTTAAGCCCTATCCTTACTAATTTTTTGGGGTATGCGTCCGTCAAAACCTCCGATATGGAAGAACCAAAACCACCAACTATTGTATGATCTTCAACAGAAAAAAGATGTTTGGTTTCTTTCGCACATTTAATAATTGTTTCTTTATCAATGGGCTTTATGGTGTGAATGTTTACTACTCTAACTGTTTGGTGTGAAGTGTTTTCTATTTGGAGTGCGGCCTCCAGAACATCTGGCAACGTACACCCAGTAGAAAAAATGGTCAAGCCTTCTCCCTCCTTCACGGTAAGCGCCTTACCAAATTCAAATTGATTCTTGGTATAGTGCACCTCTAATATATCTTTAACCGGCTGGCGCCCAAGTCTTAAATACTGTGGGCCTTTAATATCATTCTCACATAAAAATTTTACAACTGATTTGGCTTCTGAATAAGTGGCTGGATTTATGATTGACATGTTTGGTAGTGCCCTCATTAAGCTGATGTCTTCAAGGCCCATCTGTGTTACCCCGTCCTTTCCAATTGCCATTCCAGTGTGTGTTCCCACCAGAACCACAGGAGCTTCGGCATAACATATAGAAACCCTTATAACATCATACTTGCCGGTTAAAAAAGATGCAAAGGAGGCCATAAAAACTTTATAACCATATTCAGAAAGGCCCGAACTTAACCCGATCATGTTGCATTCTGCTATTCCGACTTCAAAAAACCTATCGGGAATCTCTTGTTGGAATTTTGATAACCTGGTCGCACTGGCCAGATCGGCACTCACAGCTACAATATTGTTATTTTCCCTCGCTGACTCAACCAGCTGCGCGCCGAAAGCATCTCTGGTGGCTAACATCTTAATTCCTTTATCGCTCTTTCATACTCTTCTTTGTTTGGTGCCTTCGCATGCCAAACTGGATCATTCATAAAGGAAACACCACTCCCCTTTTGTGTATTTAAAATAATACACTTTGGTTTACCATTATGATTACTGCAAGCTTCTGAAATGGCCGCGGCCACGGAAGTCTCATCATTGCCATCAATCTCCACGACATCCCAATTAAAAGTTTTAATTTTTTCCCCGAGTGGACCGATTGGCAAAATATCTTCAACAAGACCATCATTTTGTGATTTGTTACAATCAATCAAGCAAATCAAATTATCTAAGTTAAATTTTGGCGCGAGCATTAATCCTTCCCAAATTTGACCCTCCTGAATCTCGCCATCACCAATTATACAAAAACATTGCTTATTTAAGTTTTTTAGTTTCATGGCCAAGGAGTGTCCTATGGCGATACTCAGCCCTTGACCAAGCGATCCAGTAGTAGCGTGCAGATAGGGGAGCCTCAGCTTATCCGGGTGGCCTTGTAAAAGAGAATCAACTTCTCGAAAAGTGTTAATATCATTTTCAGTCAGAATACCGAGCTCATATAAGGCCGCATAAATAATGGGTACCGCATGACCCTTCGACAAGATGAGGCGGCAAGAACCAATCTTATCTGATGCGATATCGTACGTTGAATACAGATGTGCCACCACTTCGGCCAAAGAAAAGCTTCCACCAATATGGCCAGATTGTTTGTCATAAACCATTTTCAACACATGTTCCCTCAATCTATTCGCTTTTATTTTCATTGCGAGACTTTCTTTTTAAGCATTCCTACCGCAATGTGAGTTATTTTAGATATGCAATCTTCAAAATGAAAATTATTGTTGTTTTTACCGGTCTGGCCTGGAAAGGTTGACTCTCCTCTCACTACAATCAACAAATCTGCAAGCTCTTTTGCCCGACATTCTTCATTTCTGGTAACAACGACCGATTTCATGCCGATTTGCTCAGCATATTCTAGAGCTTTAATTACATTTTTAGAGTTGCCCGATCCAGTAATTCCAAAGAATACATCGTCCTTTTTTGCTTGATACAATAATTGCTCACTAAAAATATGCTCATATCCCAAATCATTAGATATTCCTGTTATTGTGGCGGCACAATCGCACAGATTGACACAATGGAACTTATTTCTCTTTGCTACTCGGGCACCTTTATCCTCTGATACAAACGGATGCATGTTTAAATCAACAACAAGATTTCCCACATACGCCACATTTCCTCCGTTTCCGCAAGCAAAAACGATGGATTCTCTATCGTGAGCTTCTAGAATTATATCAACAAAGGAGGCTAGCTCTTCATTTGACAGATTATTCACTACTGAGGTTGATTCCTGTTTATAGAGGTCAACCCACGCGCTTGTTTCCATTACATCCCTCCAAATACTGAACCAATAGCTTCTTCCCCAACAGAAATAAGAATTCCTGATACTTCCCATCTTCAAATTTACCATATAGGCTTGCAATATTTAAGTAATTTAAGACCCCAAGTAATTGTACGTGTTCATATTCATACTCCCATCTTGCACAGAAGTCTTTTAAGATCTCCAAAAATTGATAGAGATTATTTTTCAAGGTATACTTAATTTCAGCTTGATCGACTGTCTTGCTAACCTCGTACGCGCCGCTTAAAATTAAATTATTACTAATTACCAACGCGTGGTAGAGCTTCCCCAAATCATAATACGCGTCTCCTACAGTAAGGTCTTCTCCAAAGCTTTCACGCCAGTCTATATAAAGATAACCTCCACCAGGAAGTACCAATAAATTTTCGGGCTGCAAGTCTCCATGAAATTTAGAGGGGATGGCCTTTTCATAGATCGATGCCCAATCTAATTCATCCAGAAGTTCATCAATGGGCCTAACTACCACCCCATTAATTACTTTAATATTATCTAACTCTGTTCCGTGGAAAACTTTAACCCTTTCGCGAGTTTTGTCTTGATACATTTTTTTACAGTTATCCAAAAATATGTTGTTTTTTGTATAAGTGTCGTGGCGAAATTTTTGATGATAGTTGTTTAAAAAATTATAAAGAATTGTTTCATCATATACGTTTGATAAGCATCTGCCCTCCACATAAGGATAAGAATACATATTCTCATTTATTTTTGTAACCGGAGGGGTGATACCCGATAGCGCGGCGGATCTTTCGACTCTTCTTTGTGCCCGCGATGGATCTTCAAAATATTTGATAACGTAGCCATTATCCACGAATATTGCTTCATTATCTTTTTCTACAGCAAGATTGTTGGGGTAATAAGATTTAGTCCGTGTATAGGCCCTGACATTCCCGGTATCAAACCAACTCATATTAAACTTGTGAGTATTTGTGAGAAACCTCAATCCATCCAACACTTGGTGTTCCCGCTTTATGACATTCTTTTGGCGCAACCCCTTCCAAAAATCTTCATAATCTAAAACACCCGCAATCCCGGTAAAAGCATAAGCATTTTGATTATTCCCATAAAAATATTCTTCCACCAATTCACCATTTATTTTAACAAGGCAATATTCATGTGACTCTGTATTGGACACTTGGCTGACCCCTACCCAATTTTTATCCACTGTTAAAAACTGAAAGTCATCATCAATGATTGTATCAGCCGATGTAAAAATGAACGGGCATTGCATGGCGCTTTCGCACTTTAGTAAACTAAGACCTGGGCCAGAACCTGGGCCAGAGTAGTTTTCAACATCAATAAACTCAAATATACGATTCGGATATACGTTCTGTAAATACGTTTTTACTTGTTCTCCTTTGTGCCCTAGGGCCACAACAATTGGTACCGTTTTTGGCACCTTATCAATTATAATTGAAATAACGGGCCTATTATTTACGGGTAAGAGTGCTTTATGAAGCCCTCTAAAAGAGTTGTTTCGAGTACCTTCGCCAGCTGCGAGAATACAAAATTTATAAGTATCATTCATGTTCAGAGTCTATTTTGCCGCTAGGTCGTTTCGCATCATCCTGAAATCTTACTACATCGTCCAGATGTGGCGTTGAAACCTCTAAAGCAGTGTAGTCTGTTAATGCTATAACTCTGTGTTTTCTTTGTACGGGAACCACCCACCCGGAACCTGCCTTAAATATGTGTGACTGAAGATTTTTCTCATCATCCTCCAAAAGCACTTCAGCCTCGCCCTCGATGACATAGTTTGCTTCTATTTTTCTATCGTGCCACTGGAGACTCGATTTGTTTCCCTTTTTCATGTGAATTAATTTAAAAGCGTAAAATTCATTTAATTCTAGCCACAACTCATATCCCCAAGGCTTTTCAACTCTATACTTACTTAAGTCTAAAGCATGTTCTTTTTTATCATCTATTTTATCTTTATAGTCATCTAGGGCTTTTCTTATGAAGGGATCGGTTACATCATCAAATGTCGACATTTTTTATTCCTTTGTTTCTTTTCAGATTAATCGCGATCGCAGTTGGCTCATCACTATCTGGTTTTAAATCATTTATTAATATTCGAGTTCCGCCGCCCAAGCCCATTATCAGCTGATCATATATTATTCCCAAGCTATTTAGCTGTTTCTCGGTCATATCTCGAAGACTCTCTTTCCTACCTGTGGTCAGAATAATATTATAACACGATCGATCCCAACTATCAAGTTTTTCTAAAATTCCATCCAAAATTTCGGGCTTATGGGCTATTTGTTTCGAAACGGCTCCATGGTGTTTTATGAGTGTTCCGTCAATATCGCAAAATATCGTTTTCGGCCTTATTTTCATTATTTTTTCCTTGCGTGCCTGCGTTAAAGCAGCTTCCCTATTCTCGCTTGTATTTCTTATCTGTAGACATATGTCCATCGCAACCTATAGCCTCAACTGGGCATTCTTCCATTGCCTGTAAACATTTTTCTAACTCTTCAGCCGTCTTTGGCTGATTATATACAATATTGTGGTCTTCATCTTCAGAAGTTTTGAAGCTATCCGGCGCACTTTCCTGACACATGAAACAGTGAATACATGCGTGATCACAGTAAAATGAATAAGTCTTTCCATTTATTACGGTTTTTTCTTCGAGGTTATCATACCATTTATCACCAGGCGCTGACATATTGTTCTCTTATTGTTAACATGAGGATAGAGGTTCCAATCTAACCCCGCTAAGCGGGTCTTCTGCAGATGTGTCTTCGCCGTGCAGGCGCCAGCGCAGATCAACTAGTTGTTTAAAGAGCTCTTGGTTTTCAAAATAATTATTTTCACATTTTTCTATATCAGGCCAATATTTCTTTGGTAGTTTTGCATAAAGCAGAAAGACTCTTCTTAAATTTGTAACCTCTTCTGCAGAAATCGAAGGCTGGTTGATAATAGATTTTTCAGTAAATGTGGGAAACGTCTCGGATCCATTTATCCAGCCATTTTCCATACAAGTTCTTGTTAAGGGGAGCCCCGGGAATGGTTGAAATATGCTTACTGAGTCTATATCGGAATTAACTTGCCTGCAGAGTTCTATAGATTCGAATATTTCTTCTCGTGTCTCAGTTGGAAACCCTATCATATAGTAAGCATTAGTTCTAAACCCGCGTTGGTTCATAATTTTGTATGATTCTATGACTGGCTCTAGTTTCATTCTTCTATTACATATTTCAGCTAAAACCCTTTCATTTCCGGACTCTATTCCTTGTCCTATTTGAATTACCGGCGCGTTAGAGAGTCGCAAGAGATCGAGTTTTTCTATATCGCACGTTTCCATCCGCGTCTGTATTAGAAAGCTCTTTTTAACCTCGCGGCCCCAGCGTTCGCAGAATTCTTTAATCCACGCTTTTCGTTGTGAAAGAAAACATTCGTGTGTTATATTAAACACATCAATCTCATATTTTTCTTGAAGCTTTTTTATCGTATCAAAAATATTGTCCATTGGTCTGGAAATGACATATTTTCCCTGACCCTTAAAAAGATTTCTAATCTGCGGCGCTTCGCAATACGTGCACGAGTAGGGACATCCCCGGCCTACCTCGAGCCAAAACATATTAACCACACCTCCATCAAACGGATAAGTGTAATATCTTTGATCATAAAATGAATAATCAGGCTCAAGGTTCCAAAGCTCATCCGCATCCATGGCCGGCGCGACAGGATTTTTGATCATCGTGCCGAAGCGCTTGTCAAGATGGGCCGTTCCCGGGATACCTTCCAGTCCATCACCATTTTCTACTCTTTTTAGAATCTCGGGGAGTATACCTTCTCCTTGGCCGAAACATGATATGTCAATCATGCCAGTATTGAGTATTTCTTCAGACATATGTAATGAGTGTGTTCCACCAAAAGCGACAACAGTATCTTGTGGAATTTTCAACTCTGGAAAGAAGGTCATCATATATTGAAAATCACTTGTCATCCCTGATATCGCTATTACATCTGGCTTAAAATCATCAATAATTTTTTGAAAATCTGGAACAACTAAGCTCTGTGATTTTGTGTCGGGTAAAGAGTTTTCTTTGGTTGGTTTAAATGCGCCTGTCTTTTCTTTTTCTAGAACCGAGTCATCTTCTTTTTCGTAAAAAGAAGTATCAAAATATTTTACTTCCCATCCTAATTTTTTAGACACTGCACTTAAAATAGGAATAACCATGTGAATCCTTCCACGATTTGAAGTATTGGGCCAAAATAATAATATTTTTTTCTTCATTTACTGCCTCCCGCCATAAATTTTATTATGATACTTGGATTTTGTATTAAAAAGCTCTCTTGGCAGAGCAATTGCTAAAAAATTGCCGTCAATGGTGTGTTGTTCTATATCAATCCCCTCATATGCAACACACATACCCCACACGCGCTCACTAACATTGGAGGTAAATTTATCATATGGCATACATAAATGCAAGTTATTCGCCCGAAGACGCTCTAGAATTTCTCTCTTTGCCAGAAAGCAGGGGCCCCAACAACCAATAATTGAATTACTTCGCATTGGTTTATATTTTTTTAAATGCCCGTCAAATAATTTGTCTAAATACTCCAATTCTCGAGGACCAAGAATAGTTTCCGGAAACCACATTAGTGAATAAAAAGGCTCTTCGCCATTTATAAACTCATCAAAGGAATATTTTATGGTTATTGAATCTTGTAACACACAATACCAAGCTTCGGCAGGATAATTTTCGTATGCATACCATAAAGCGCCGTCTAGCCAATTTTTATTCTTTGCGTCTGCGGCTATTACATTTGGTATTTTCTTTAAATGCTCTAAATACGATACATCATCAGAATCCGAATCAACCACCAATATCTTTTCGTCTGGGTGGTGAAGTCTTATTGATGCCACGCTTTTAACTACGTAACTCTCCTTAATGTCTGCCGGCGCTGAGGTGTATTTACACGGTATCACGAACATCCTTCTTTGCCTCCCATGAACAGATCTACCATCTCTCCAATATAATTAATCTTCTCTTCGGTTATAACCGGCGCCGTGCCAAGGAAAAAAGTATCGGTCGTAACTTTCCCCGCTACAGGATATTCTTTAATAATTTTTTCAGTATCAATTAAATGGGAATAGGCCGGTTGAAGCATAATGTTGCCTGCAAAATAAGTTCTAGTTTGTATCTTTTTAGATTCTAAAAATGTAGTAATCTCTTCTCGAGTAAATAATCTGTTATCCCTAATCGTCAAAGGAAATGCAAACCAGTTAGGATCCGATTTTGGAGTTGCCTCTGGCAGATAGAAAAACTCCTCATACTTTTTAAAAATATTGTATAGATTGTTAAAGTTATTATTACGTAAAGTTTTGATAGTATCAATTTTCCCTAACTGTGCCAGGCCGAGGGCGGCCTGGAACTCAATCGGCTTTAGATTATACCCTATCTCTTCGTAAACATACTTGTGATCAAAAACTTTAGTTGGCAAAGATTTTAACCAGCACGAGAACCTCTTACCACAGGCGCCACACTTACTTATGCTGGCCTTTTCCCCTACACAATAGCAGCCGCGCCCCCAATCTCTGAAGCTTCTGACTACTTTTTCTTGGAGCTTGTCTTTCACCGCAATAAATCCTCCCTCTCCCATCGTAATATGGTGTGCAGGATAAAAAGAACAAGTAGCCATATCGCCAAAAGATCCTAGCGGCTGATTATCATAGGTGCCAGCCATGGCGTCACAACAATCCTCCAAAAGAATCAAATTATATTTTTTAACGAGCTCCATTATTCGATCCATATTCGGAGGATTTCCTAAAACGTGGGCAAACGTTATGATTTTAATATCATGCTTCCGCAAAGCTTCTTCAGCCTGGTCGATATTCAAGTTGAGACTTGGGAGTTCCACATCAACAAAAACCGGTTCGAAACCTGTCTGAAAAATGGGGTTGATTGTGGTGGGAAACCCCGCTATAGGAGTAAGTACTTTTGTCCCTTCTGGAAAGTTATTAAGTTTTTTAGACTTGAGGGCCGCCATCATAAGCAGATTAGCGCTTGAACCACTATTGGTTAGTAAGCCATATTCCTTTCCTAAGATTTTAGAAAATCTTTTCTCAAATTGGGCGCCCTCTTTTCCCAGAACGAGCCAGCCCTTCAAAAATGTCCTAATTCCGCTAGTATACTCATCACTATTAAAATACGGGCCGGCGTAATATATCCAGTCTTTGCCCGCAGTCCACGTTTTAGCCGCATCCTTATTTTTAATATATTTGTCAACTAAAGATAATATTTCTTCTAATTCATCATCTATCATATTACTTTCCACCTTGCGGGAATTAAATCTTTTGTATCATGGATACTTTCTGGGCCAAACCATTTTTTAGGAGCAATAATCAAATTTTTACCCCCTTCGTTTAACCACGCTCCCCACCAACTAAAGCTGCTATTTGAAAGTATAACATTTTTACACTCAGATATCAAATAGAAATCTAAAATATCTTCATTTCCTTCTATAAAAATATAGTTTTCATGAATAAAATTTTCTTTGCACCAGCCAATGTCATCACTGAAGAATAAGTAAGTGGCGTCTTTTGAAAAATTATCCATCGCCTGCTTATAATAATCAAGCTCGCACGGAGGATGCATATGACTATATTTTAGGTAGTCCCCTCGTCGAACATGTACTGCAACGGTTTCATTCTTCAATAGTTCTCCGTATTTTTCATTTATAGAGGCTTTAGTTTTCTCGTCAATAGCAAATAACTCCCTAATGACATCTCCATTTTTTTCAAAATATTTCTCTGATTGAAAATATCCAACCAAGCACATGTCGGGTACATATTCTATTGGAGTATGATGAAAATATGGTTCTTGATAAAGATTCTTTATAGGTAAACTGGAAGAAAAATAAAGATTCCTAAAAATTGTTTCCAAATAATTGTGACACTCTCTCCCTTGGTTTGGTAAATGATGATTTTCCACATTAAACGCGGGCGCAGTATTGTTATCAATCCCGGTAGAGATTGCAGCTGCTATTTGGAATAGCTGATTTCCGAGACCTCCTTGCAAATAGCTAGATATCATCATGTAGTTTCCCGTATTTTACTTTGTTTCTTATTTTCATTTCGGATCGGTATAACTTTGGGTGGTCCACTTTATCTTCATTCAGTGGGTTATTCCTATTATATACATACAATATGTCTTTGATGAATTTACTTCGATGAGCCGCCATCTCCAACATTGGAAACATGAATATCATGTCCCAAGCCCCATCACAGAATCTCCCGTCTTCTTCCAAAAAGTCTTCCTTTTTAATTTTTTTCCATAACTTGTATTTAAATGTCCTCATGTGAGAACTCATCCACTCTGATTCACGAAAGGTGTTGGAATCAATTATTTCTTTTGGTATTTCTCGAGAAAACTTTCCTCGATTTTTAGATGGATATTCCATGTAGCTCCCATAAGTTAGCCAACAATCTGATTCTTCATACCTAGTATTTAATATTTCTAGTGTATTCTTGGTAGCAAACCAGTCGTCTCCATCCAAAGTAATTATTACATCCTCTTTATCGGGATTAGAGCGCTCAATCGCTTCATAGATATTTCTTAGTGCCAACTTCCGCTCTTCATTCTTTATAAACATAAATTTGGAATCTTCGCCAATTTCTTGTTCTATTGTTTCAACACTTTTATCTGTCGAACAATCATCCACAACTATGCACTGATAGTTATCATAATTTTGTAATTTGACGCTCCCCAAACATGCACGCAACCACTTTTCATTATTGTACGAAGGAACAATAATTTTAAAATGAATCATATGGCTTCCCCTTGTGTCCACTCTATTAACTCTCTTAAGCCCCCTTCGAGAGTTTTTTTCTGATGCCACCCCAAGCTTTGCAACTTTTCTCCGCTTAGTTGTGGCAAAGCAAGGGAATTTTCTTTTTGCTCTACCAACTGATAATTTAGTTTCTTATCTAACAGTTTGGATATCAGCTGCGCAATCTTTAAATTATTACTTTCTTCTGCTGCGGCAATATTATATTTTTCACCCGAACTACCATTGCGACTCAAAAACAATATCGCGTCACACAGGTCATCAACATGTAAATAATTTCTCCTATTCGGAGTTGTGCCCGCAGCATTTAATTGTATCAGAACTGTTTCCTCTTTCTGTATTTTTTCAATAATAAGTGGTATAAATTTTTCTTGTGATTGATGGGGCCCGAAAACATTCATTGCATAGGCAATCACTACTGGTAATTTAAAAGTTCTCTCATAAGAGGCACAGAGTTCTTGGGCGCCTATTTTTGTAGCTGCATAGGGACTATAAGATGTCGGTGTGTCATCTTCTTTCGATACAACCCCACGGGGGTTTCTGCCGAAGACTTCTGCAGTACTAAAATATAGAAACTGTTTCAGATGTCCTAGGTTGGTTAAAGCGAATTCTAATAGGTTTGTTGTTCCAACAACATTATCCAGTACAAAACTCATAGGATCTGCTACACTTTTTTTAACGTCAGTCGCTGCAGCAAAATGAACTATATAATCAATTTTCCCAATTTTTTCAGAACAACTCTTTCCTATAGGCTCTCTTAAATCATGATATATAATTTTTACTCTATTATGTGAACCAAAAGGGTCGCCAGGGGGAGACCGAATCATCGATATTATTTCATAATTGGTTTCTCTTAATAGAAAGTTAACCAAGCTCTTTCCTAAAAACCCTCCTCCTCCCGTAATTAAAATCCTATACACCTATGTTTTTCCTCTTTATTTCATCCCAAAAAAATGTCGTGCGCGAAGCCAAATATTCATAAATACTTTCTTTGGTAGAAAACCACTCCTCTGTAGCGTGTTGTACCTTTTCGTTTATTATTAATTCACACCCCAAGAGCTTTGCCTCAGTTACAAGTCTCGGACAGGTGTCCTTTCCTAGCGGTAAAAATATAAGACCACGAGAGGAAGCTAGCGCCTCTAACATTTTTTCATAAGACAGGTTCTCGGCCACAAAATATTTTAAATTGTGCTCTTGCGCATATTTGATGGCTGCGTCGGTTCCTTTGACCCACGATCCCGTATGCACAATAAGCCACTTGTTATTTTTCTTTATTTTAAGGTTCTTTATAAAGTTTAAAGTATCGCCATCAAAAACAGAGCTTAATACAAAAGAATTCTGATTTTCTAGAAATGGAAATATTTTTTCATAGTGTTCTTTTTGTTTTTCAGACATAAACCACAAAGATTTTGCTTTTGAATAAAATACAGCAATAAATTTTCCACAATACTGTGTATGACACTCACATTTCGTTTCACCACCCAAGATATGTTTTTCAGGGGAGCGATATTTACAGTACTTATAATCATATTCTAAAACAGAATAATTCAAATGTTCAGCGGCGTAAAACAGCGCTTCTCGTGGTACCATTGTCATATTGCCAAAAATCCAATATTCATCTTTATTGGCTTCTAACAACTCAATTGTTACAGTGCTACTTTCAATTTTTTTAACATCGCAATACGATGCCTGGATTATCGCCTCGGAAGTAAGTTCGGCACCCCCCGTATGCTTATCTATAAACAGGTCAGAAACAAAAAACATGCCTTAAACACTTAGATCTTTAAACATCTCTTCTATTTGGTTGGTTATATCTAACTCTTCTTTAGTAAAAAGCAAATCTACAAAAGTATTAATGGCGGCCTCTTCTGTAAAAGTTTTTAAAATATGTTTCTGTAGTACTAACGCTCTCTTCTTGCAATGAGTTTCTTTTTCTAATATCTCTCGAATTGCTCGCTTATAAGAAGTCTCTCTGGCATACGCCCACGACGATTCTTTTATTACAACGCCGGGCCAAACAGCCTCTTCTTGTACAGGTTGTAAATCATAATCTACACGAGCGACAAGGGGAACCTGCTTACCTTTCTTATTTGGCTTGCAAATAAAATCCATTTGTCCGCTCCAAGTGATCGTAACAAGGGGAAGCCCGTTATAGGCCGCCTCAAAAAGTGGCAACCCGAAGCCTTCGCCGTGGCCGATATTAATAAGAGCTTTCATCGTGGGATGCTGATAGAACCACGTTAACTCTTCGGGTGATAAATCTCCGTGGACCAAATATACCTTACATTTCTTCTCCCCACAATGACTAAGTAAACCATCCAATCGTTTGGTGGTAAGTTCGCGATCGATAATACTCTCGGCCACCGTATTTGTTTTTAATATTAAACCAACATCTTCGTCCTCTCTAAATTCCTCAACAAACCATTTGATAGTGTTTTCTAAATTTTTACGTGGGCCCCATTGAGAAACAACCAAAAAATTCTTGTCAGTCGATAGTTTAATATCAACAGGAGCTGGTTCAAAATTCCTAACGGAATAGCTTACAACATCAATCGGAACTTGAAGCCCATAATCTTCAACAACTTCTCCAGTTTGGTCATTCTGCGCGCGGTATTTTGTATTTTCAAAAACTGCTTTAGAATGCTTAGAGATTGTAATAATTTTGTCAACCATTTCATTAGATTTAGATAACCACTCCGGAGCTACTTTAGTTGTTTCAATACCAGCCGTATATCCAATATTTATTGGTGCCATCTTTCCAAATTCGATCGGAATAGTAATTTGTAAAGACAGATCAGGTGGGATATTGGTGTTTGGTACGGTCTTGTATATCAACTCTTCAATCCACTTTCTATCTTTGTCGTTGCCACTTATCTCCCCGGTGTTCCCCCATGGAATATTAATGAGAAATATATCAAATAAATCTTCTCTCGATCTCAAAGCCCTCAGAGCAAAACGTGATTGTTCTCCATACCCTGAACGCGACAAAGCCGGGGCCCTTACTAAAATTCTTTTTTTCATTTTTAAAATTCCCTTATTTCATATCGTTGATAATTCATTCTGGTATCCCAAGAGCCCTTTTCGTCATAGATTTTTGTAAAAAGGTCATCCCAGCGCTGAATAAAATCATCAAAATTAAATTGCTTTTGCGTCCATTGGCGCCCAGCGATTCCCATAAGGGTCCTGTTTTTTGGTGACATCTCGTATAATTTAGTTAAAGCTTGGATAAAGTCTTCTTCATTGAGGCGATCCTCATATATAAAAGGCACCTGTTGTGAACCAATTACTACCTTTGAACTTGGCTCAAGTCCGATACCAAACCAATTCTCTCCATCCGTGACTTGGTCTTGGAGGCCTCCTGTCATATTAACTAACACTGGAGTGGCACAAGACAGAGATTCCAAGGTTGAAAGGCCGAAACCCTCGGCATCAGATATATTAATTGTTAAATCCGCTATGTTATAAACCATAGCAAGATCAGGTGCGTTAATTTTGTCACGCGAAAAAAGGACTTCCCCATTAGTTAATTTTAATTCGTGTATAATAGCTTCCAAATCCTGGCCGTGCACATCCTTAACATCTGTATGCATTATTAATGTTGCTTTATCGTGCCCCACTTTATCAAGAAAGTTTTTAAACCACCAGATAAGGGTGCCCGATTGCTTTCTCCTAGCGTTTCGGTTATTCCAAAAACAAACAAATTTATCGCTCATTTCTTTCTCTGCTCTAATCTGTGATACTTGTTGAGGATTTAGTGGTTTGAAGATAGTACCGTCGACAGCGTGAGGAATGTAAGAACTGTCTACTTCGGGCGCTACGGTCTGTACTATATCGTGAGTTACCTTTGAGATGCAAGCAACATGATCATTCGAAAGGTAATATGATCTGTTAAAAGTGGGATAAGGGTAATTATCCCAAACATGATAGTAAACCATCGGAACATGGGGTCTTATTTCGTTCTCTATCTCCCATAACCATCCATAAAAACGTGGATCGGTCATGAACCAGAGAATATCGGGCTTCTGTTGGTGTACCATTGCTCGGACTTGTTCTCTGGTACCGTATCCATCAATTGGCCATATAACCCAATCCTCTCCCCATTCTTCGGTTTTTTGTGGATCGTGATTCGGATGTTGGACGGCTCCTCCAAAAGAAACAAACTGGTATTTACCAGTCCTGAGCATTCCGTCAATTATATATTTTGACTGAGTTCCAACTCCAGACGGAGAAAGGGGGTGATCACCAATGGTGAAAATCTTAATTTTATCTGACATGTGATTCCTTTACGGGCAGTGTTCGGTTTTATACAGCTTACAAGGATAAGGTTTAAAACAAGAAAGCCTGTTTTTAATACTTATCCTTTTAGAGATATTATAAATCGCTTGGTATAAAAGTTTAAGAGCGTTTTCAGTTTTTTTCTTTCCGCTCGTTACTCTAAATATCTCCACGCGGTCTTTTTTGGCCGTTCTTTTTAACAATGCAAAGTGAGTTTCTACATTTTTTGGGTCAATTTTGTGTTTTTGACAGAAAAAGTGTTTATAGAGGGTTAACTGATATGTTACTATCTTTTCGGCCTTTCGCCGAGAGTCCCA